GTTATTTCTTCACCAGAAGAAAATTGATTTGTATTATTAACACCAGTTCTAGAATTAAATACACCAGAATATATTAAAGAGCTTATTCTATGTTGCTGATTAATATTATCTTCAACAAGATAAGCTTTAACACCTAGATCAACATTTGTATTATTATATCCCGCTCGTATTCTAGCTTCCTCTACAAACCAGTCTGTTAATGGAGGTGGAGGTGGAGTATATGCGGCCGGTATATATGTAAAATCTTGTATTGGGCCAAATGTTAATATTGTTCCACCTGGTATAGTTACGGGTTTACTTAAAACAAATTGAGTATTTGTAGCACCTGTTTTTTTATAAACATACGCGCTTTCTGAAATAAGTCCAACTGTCCAATTAACAACTTGACCAACTCCAATTTCACCGTTTGCCGATGTTATTGTTATATTAGGATCAGCCACAGGTCCCGTTGCAATTAGAGTTGCTGTTGTATTTTCTACTTCTACTACTGTATCTAGTTTTTTTAACCAAAAAGAGTTAAAGTATTTTAATTCTAGTATTGCTGCCATATTTTATAATCACTTGTTTTATAATGTTTTTAGTTTAATTGTAATGTTTTATATTTTAAAATGAAACATAATATAAGTTATAACTATAATTTGCATCAGGTATATTATAAGCATTACTGTTATCTTGGCCTATCCAAGCTGTTTGTACATTTGGAGTAGGTATTGTTTGACCTATTACCTCTCCTTCTGCATTAAAGAAAGCAGAATAATATGGATATTCTGTGTATCTTAATGAACCTGATGGACCAAAAGTAACTGCTCCAGGATTGTAATTTTTAGAAGTTGCAAAATTATAAAACTTATTTGGCACAGGCGGTATCCATTTTTGTGTAAATGCACTATCTTTGTAAAATCTTTTTACTTCAGTTCCTTCTTCTGTATTAGCATATAACACCCCTGTAGTTAAAGTGATTGGCAATCCTACGGTAGTAAAGCTTATATTTCCTCCAATTAAAGACCCAGGTGTTCCGCTAAAAGGAGCATTTAATTCCAAAGCAATTATATTTGGGTTGCCACCAACATTGATAGCAATAACTCTACCCACAAAAGTACCAATTGATAATAATGTGAATGTATAATATAATCCAGGAGCAACTTGTCCATTAGCTATTGTCAGGCCAATTTGAACTGATAAATCTCCAGTAGCTATTGTGCCAGAACTTACGGCATTTATAAGCGAGCTATATGATACCCCTAACATTGCGTCTTGCGTATCGCGTGGCACTCCTGAAGTTTGCCCTGGCGGAATAAGACTAGATTCTTCTACCCCAGTATAATATGCATAAGCATTTGTAATAGGAGGAGAAAATGGCTCAGCCGGAATTGCAGGAGGAACGGAATATGCATAGTTTGCGTCTTTTCCAGAAATTCTCATAATAGGAAATGCCATGTCTGAATTTATAGGATCTTGAACAAGTTTTATTCCAACAGCATATTCATAAATAGTTAGCGGTGGAAGTGATGCATCTGCCTCAATTGTAAAAGATGTGGTCAATACCTGCGTTGGACTAACAATATAAGTCCCAGAGGATGGATCATATGTGTAACTAGCAACTAAAGGGCCTATTGGATAAGAGGAAGGCGGTTGTCCCCAATTATTTTCATTGGCACTTAAAACCCATGGATTAACCCCTGAAGACGTATATATTCTTTTATATAAATATATTTCCCCTTCTGCAGTTATAGTAGCAAAATCTAATCCTGGGCAAATATTTGGAGGTGGTGGAACTTCTAATGTTATTTCGAACCTATATTCCCCTTGAGTTAATCCTTCTGGCATTATAGGGGGAGCGCTATAATCAGCTGCGTTTTTAACTTCTACATTATCCTTCCAATTATATGTTGATGGCCCCCCAGATCCAGGGATCGTAGGTAAATCAGAAACACCAGGGTTTGGTACGGGGCCTATATAAGCCATTGCGTATTGTGGCGGATTTGCTACAAAGCCACATGGCAGAGGGTTTGTTAGAAAAAGACTTTCATAAGTAGGTCTTAGCCAATAAGGTACTGGATCATCTCCAACATTTATTGTTAATGTTATATTATCTGACAATGTACCAAAATCTGTATTTTCAGGATCTAAAATTGCACCTGTGCTAGTATTAACAGCGTCTTGTACTTTTATCTCTAATGTATAAATACCTATTGGCACATTAGGGTCGTCTAAAGACAATACTCCGCCATAAGGGGTTATAGAAAAATAAGGAGACGGAGCTGGAGTAGCTATAGTCCACTTTAAACCTGTAGTAGACGGGGCCACTGGTAAAATTACAGGAGGTGGCGGCGGTGGAGTTAAATCATAAAAAGCACCATTATTAGCCTCTAAAGTTACAATGTTTGTTGTATCCTGTGTTATATTATAAAGCAATGGAACAGGCGTTATTATAGGATTATTATTTCCTAATCTACCATTAATAGTCAATTGAGTCGCAGTGGCCGGATTAGCAACATCTACTACATTAAATAAAAAAGAATAAGTTTCCGCTGAATTAGCATTATAATTAAACACAAATGGATTTTTAATAAACAATCTATATAATGATGTTGGTCCTGCAAGAGCTTCAATGCCAAAATCGGCTAATCTTGAATTATTATTCCCGTCTGTTACTGATAATAACGTAACAGTTGTGTTTGACAAAAGAAAAGCATTTTGATCTAATACATAAAATTGACCAGTTACATATTTTGAATTTGCAGTTCCTTGATTATTAAAAGATAAATCTGTCCCGTTAGGATCTTGATGCTCAAATTGAATATAATTAACTTCACCAAAACTTGACGGCCCTTCAAACCCAGTTAATACATCGGCATTTAAATCTGATATTAATCCTGTTGTAGCGGTTTCCCAAAATAATTCCAATAAACTTTGCTCCGGTCTTGTTTCATATACACTTAAAAATGGTATCATATCTGTAGCAATTACCCCAATTTTATTAACCGTTGAAACTCTACCTATTAATGGTTTGTTTTGTAATTGATAAAAATTTAATCCAGCAGTACCACCTAAGTTATCTGCAGAACTACTTAAAAAATTAAATTCGGTTGCTGATGCAATGGCTATTACTGTATCTGCTTTTCTAGTAGGAAAATATTGTCTATTTTCTGCTCGTGTAATTATAAAGCTAATATAATCGCCACTTCCTAGCCCTGAAGGAATTGGATTTTGTGCAGCTTTTAATACCCAGCAAGGAGAAGATAATGTTATAGTCCCGGTTGTACCTACAATCACATTTGATACAACAACGGTATCTCCAGGCCACTTATAAGGATTCGGCTTGGTAGCGTTTCCGGTCGCGGGTAAAGTATTGTCTGGCGCGGGGGCGCTAGCTTCTTCACATTGAATACCGTCTCCTGCTTTTATTAATGCAAAAGCACCTTGTAGCGGAGTAGCGGTATCGTATTGTATAGTTCTTGTTTGTGAAGAATAAAGAGGTACATTTCCTATTATATCAATTGTAGCCTCTGTATTTTCTACTCTTCCATATAATTGCACACTACTTCTATATTGTTTTTGGTCAGGTCCAACTTCACTTAAATCTCTAGGTACTTTATTTATATTGTCATTAATTAATACAATATGAGATGTATTACCTGTTTCACTAACTGGAAACTGAGTAGTATTAATACCATTTTGCAATGTAGATGTTGCCATAGCCCCGCTTCCTGTATACACAACTTGAGATCCGGAAGTTTGATTCTTAGGATAGCCATTTAGCATACCTGGCAAATATACATTATAGTAATCTTGCTCTTGCTGTTTAACAACCACTTTATATGAATACCACCCAACTGGGTTATACTCATAAGAAAATTTAATGTCTCTTACCCCACCGGACAATGTAACATGCGCATATAAATCATTCACCCTACCGCTTGTAGTTATTGTGTAAGAACCTGAATATGGAGCAACAGGCGCAGGAGATACATTCGTTACTGTCACATAGTCGGTATAAAAGCCTCTTAGTATATTTCCAACAAGAGGTATAATATTAGCTGCCCCTCCAGGAGCTGGCGGATCTAAAGTGAAGGTATATGTTGTATCTGTTATTGTTGATGCGGTAATTGCAAATCCAGAAGGCGATGTTGGTATTGCATATAATCCTGGCGTGCCATTTGGTATAAATCTTGGTTGATCTATTGGTGAGTTTAAATATAATATTAAAGCGTCTCCAAACCAAGATCGTACATCTTGAAATAAAAGCGTGTCTTCATAACCTGAATACACGGTAGATCCTTTAGCAAAATTACCACCTCCTATATTCGTACTTGCTACATCCACAGTTGATAATATAACCGAAGATTGTCTTCCAAATTTATCCGCAATTACAAAACCAACTTGATAATTTCTATTCTTTTTTAAAGTATGGTTTGGGTATTCTATAAAGTTAGTGCCGCTAGGGGATTTAGGCTGCACGGACATATTATAATTTATCGATGATACAGAAGTATATTTATCATAATAATTTCCATAAATTACTCTATTACCAGCAACCTCTTGGGCTTTTGCTCTCACAGGTACTTTATCATATACTCTTACCGTTTGAGCCTCAGATAATGTTTTATAAGGCTTTTGTGATTGATAAGGCTGTACGTAATAATTGTTATTAGTATTAATTGGCGTATTTATAGCTGATATAGGAACTGTTTCAAAAACTTTAATAGCATTTGAATCAGACTCTTTATATAAAATATCAACTTCTTGTATTTTATAACTATTATTTAAATTACCTACTTTGTCAGGAAATGGAACAATTAATTCTATGTTGTTTATATTATTTTCAAACCAATTTAAAATGGTACTTCTATAAGCATCTGTTTCATTACCAGCAATAAAATAACCTTTTTGTTTTGGTATATAAGCTATTTGTGTAAACGGTGCCATTAAAGAATATTCATTATCGTCATATTTAAAACGATAACTAAAACGAACATATTTATCTTCTAAAAAAGACGGGTCTCCTGGCCAGGTTGGCACATCGGACTTATCCGACATTGTAGATATTAAAAATGTTAATATATAATTATTATTTATATCAATTGTCGGTTGATATAATGTTAACGTTGTGTTGCTCATGCTTACCACAGTAGCATAGTCTGATCCATCTAAAAACTGAACACCGCTTGATGAATTTGATAATACTGTTGCCCCGGGTTGTATTGCTCCTAAATAAGGATACCTTAATGTAATTGACACTGTGCCCGCGGTAAACACAACTGTTGAGGATACTTGTATGCTTGTAGGACTATTTATAGAAGTAATAATAATTTGCCCTAAACCAAAAGAGCCGGTTCCATTAGTACCACCAATGACATCTCCAATTGAAAAATTAGCAAATCCATTTGTAACTGCTGTAGTTATTGTTGCTGTATAAGGCACAGGTGGCCCGCCGGACACGGTACCTATAGTACATGCAAGACTGCTCATATTTGATAAAACCCAAGTATCACCTGCTCCAGAAACTACGGTTGCGGTTTCTTTTTTATACATTGTTATAGGATCTATAGGTGCATATTTTGCAACAGAGATTTGGTCTTCAGTTGTATAATAATTTGTTGTATTTATTGCATTAGATACATTTATTTTTCTAGGTTGATTTCTATTGTCAGTCCAAAATAATAAAGTTTCAACTAAATTTACACCTGTTATTCTAAATTGTCTATTTTTAGCAAAATTTAAAAATAATCCTTCAACCAGTACAGTATAAGATGCCGGATTAGTATTAAGATCCGTCATTACAATTTTCATTGTTTTTCCCAACGGAGGATATGTAATATTGTTAGGGGATAGATCAATATAGTCAGTTAAAAATTGAAATATACGATTGTTTTGGTTGTCCATAAAAACACCAATACACTCTAAGTCTGGATTAGTTTCTGCAGGCAATTTAACATTACCATATACATTCTGTAATACCCCGATATTATTAGTTTCGGATTTACCTATCTCTATATTTAGCGCATCCCTATATTGATTATTAGGAATAAGTCTATCGTCTAAATCTTTATTCATTTTAGACGATATAAAACTATTTTTAACTTCAGCCATTTATTTTAGTGTTTAATCCATTTAGATTGACCTCTTAATACTTGCGTAATTTCTTCTAATTTAATATTAGACAATCTTATCTTGGCATTTCTTAATTTAGCGTTTTTTTCTTGCTTTAATCTTTGTACAATGTATTCCGGTTGATTGATCCTCAAAGATAGTATTGCATGAATAATATGCGCATACATAGCTTCTTCGGCTAATTTAGGAACTCTTGTGTCTAGGTCATAAGCAAGGCCATCTGATATGTATTCAATCACAACCAATCTTCCAACCATTCCGCTACTAAAAGATATTTTTCCTTCTCTATCGTTTATAGTAAAGTATCCATTATCATTTGCATATTGCGGATCTAGTCCGTACCTTTGTCCAAAATAACCATACCAAAGCCAATTATCATAACCATATCCAAAGTCTCCCCACGATTGATTAAGATTATTATTGGCTAAATATAGATCATTATTTTTCCATCTTTTTTCAGTTAAAGATTCTGTCTCTATATTACTTCCAAAATTATCTTGTATTGGAACACCTCTAGTATCTTGCAATAAATTTTCATAGGGATCAGTGGTTAAATTATTTGTAGGATAAACCGGGTGTTTTACACCGGCAGAGTCTATCCAAGATATTTTAACATAGTTTACATAGTCTTGGGGTAATACCAAACTTAAACTTGGCGGTATTGTTAATTCTTGAGACTTAATACTTTTTAAAGTATCGTAACTAAATTCTTGCAAACTTCTTTTTGCATGGAATATAACGTCTGTTCTTTTAACATTAGGTATAAGTTTATCTTGCCCAACGTAAGCTACCATAAAATTATTAACAATGTCATTTAATGTTATATAAGCATAACTGCCGTAATTTTCTTCAACGGTATTTCCATAAGCATAACTAGTAGGATTTGAAGGAATCCCATAATTACCTCCATCTAATGTTTTTAATTGCACTACCACATAAGTTCCTAATGCAAAGTCTATAGGGTTAACATTATAAATGGTATTACCAATTACATTATACTCAATAGGAGGAAGCACCTCGGTAAAACTTCCAGGAGACCCAGTAGAACTTATGTATAATTTAAAGTTGTTTAAAGCATAATCAATATCGTTTGGATCATCACTTCCAAATATTAAATCTGTGTTAAAGGTTGTTGTAAAACTATTTGTTGGAATAACAGGCCCTGGGCCAGTATTTTTATTTACAACTATAAACCCTTGAGCTCCTTCGTAATATTGTCTGTTTGTTTCGGTTATTAAACCGTTATTTGGAATTGGCATTTTTTATTAGCTTTTTGAATTAATGTTTTCTGCTTGCGCTTGTTGAGCTGCTATTTGTACAATTTGCGGATCTTCAATAACTATTCCTGAATAAAGTAATATTCTAGTTATTAAATTAGTTTGTTCCGTTGGATGCAATTCAAAATTTTGGGAACCTGTTGGTTCTGTACTTGGATTATATTGTGCTGGATTATATATATATTGTTGGTTTGTACCTAGCGTAAAATTCCATAATGGATCCGCTGGTTTTCTAACATATGTACAAGTAATTCCGGTTGTTATCGTTTTTGGATACACTCTAATCTTAGAATCTTTAAAAGTGTATATTGGCCAATACTTTGAAGGTTTAGTAATTGGCGATAGATTAAGTTCTAATAATTCATTTGGTTGAACGTATTGAACTTCTTTTTCATCATTATATATTACAGTACCTAACTTATAAAAGTCGGCTGCTGTTGGAATATCAAACCAATCTGCTCCTGGTATAGTGCTAAATGGGCAAATTCCATCTGTTTGAAAGATAGCAATTTTTTGTTCTAAATTTTTTATACGATTACTGTATTCGCTATCATTAGAACTAAGTCGTAATTGTTGCGTTAAATCCTCAAAGTACTCATTAAATATTTCTAATTGAACTTGAGTAGCTGTCTTATTAAATTCGTCCGGGGTTATATATCCACGTTGCTCTTTATTAATTATCAATAAAACAGTTCTATAAACTGTATTCACATTTACCATTTGCTTACTTTATTATAATATTAAGGCGGTAGCTTTCGGTACCGCCTAATATTAGTATTACGTATTATTTTAATTTTTTCTCTATAGACTTAAAGACCTCTGTGCCTTCGTCTGTCTTAAAGAATGCCGCCATAGCGGAGTATGGATTTTCATCAAATGGGACCGTCATTAATTTTTTATCATTACTAGCCCAATTGAAAGTTCTTTGGTCTGGTGATAATTTAATAATGTTAGCTTCTACAGCCTTAATTGCTAAATTCCTAAGTTGTACATTTTCATCGTTTGCAAGTTCAATGAACAAATCTGGATTTCGTTTAGCAAATAATAATAGATCTCTTTTGATTTCTTTACTAGTCATATCTGAAACTTTACTTCCAGATTCAACTCTTAATATTGCTTCCGCTTGATCTATATCCATTACTTGAGCAGCATTTAATGCTGTTAATTCAAGTTCTAAATCGTATAAATCATCGGTAGCTTCCTCAACTCTATCATATTCCCTGTATTTTTTATTTACCATTGGATGATATAACGATAGAAGTTTTTGTAAATTTTGTTTATTTTTAGGAACAAATAAAGTTCCATTGTTAAATACAATATGCCCCATTGTAGCTTCTCCTTTTTGTTCATCAACAAATGGAGAATTTTGATTGGTTGCATATCTTAATTCTCTTTGCTCTCCAGTTTCTTCATCAAACCAAAGTAAAGAATATTTTCTAGTATGTCTAGATGGTATTGTAAGTGTAAGCGGAGCTTCTGCTGCCGCTACATAATAAGTACGGTCTTTAATTTCCCAACCGATTTCTTTTTCAATTTTTTTAGCTGTTGCCATAATATAATATAATTAAATAGTTTATAATAGGGTAATAGCTACCCTCGTCAGTTCAACGAGGGCAACCTATACCTTTGTTAATTGTTATGCCCCTGTAAACAATACGAAGTTATTAGCTCCCTGTACAACTAAACATCTTTCAGATAAGAATTGTACTTGCATTGCATCAAGATCAGAAGTGAAAGCACCTCCAACAGATCCAGTGATCCATGTTTTCATTCTTCTATCGTCAGCTTGTGAAGCTCTATAACGAACGTGTAAGAATGGTCTACGGATATTAGTTCCTAACAATTGATCGTAAACTGTAGAAGTTCCAGCTGGAATAAGAATACCATCAATACCAGATCCTAATTGACCAGCTCCGTTTGTAGCTCCACGAGTAGAAGCATCATTTAAGTATTTCCAGTCAGTTTTGTAGAAGTCATAAGAACCTCTTCTGAATCCAGAGAAACCTAAGTTTAATGCCATTTGCTCAGAGTTTTCAAATAAACCGTAAGCAACTCCACCTCCAGCCCCTGAAGATAAAGAAGCTAACATATCGTCAAAATCAAGAGATGTTTCACGATCTAGGAATAACATGTTTTCTTCAATAGCTCCTTGAGTATCCAAGTTTTTCAAGATTGAATCAAATTCAGCTAAACCTGCAGCAGCAGAGAATCCCGCTAATACATTACCTCTTTGTTGAACAGCAGCAAAAAGACCTTGAGTTCCTTTAGGGTGAATAGCAGCATTAAATCCAGTTCCAGCTAAAGTCCCTGCGTTAGCAGCAGTTAAGAAAGCTCCATTAGCACCTGTAGAAGTTTTAACCAATTCACCTTCAATTACAGACATTTCTAAGTAATCTTCAAAACGTAATCTTGTTTCAGATTCAGCTTTTAAATACCATAAGTATCCAGAAGTACCGTCTTCAGTAGCAACCTCAACCCATCCAATTTGAGCAGTATCAGATCCATTGATTTGATATTTGTCTTTGATGATGATTGGAGAGTTACTGTACTGAGTAAAAGAAGGATTGATAGATCCTACAGATCCTTCAGTTCCTTTAGCAAATTCAGAACCATAAACGAAGATTTTTAATCCAGTTAATCCCACTCCAGCAGCAGCAAATGTAGCATAGTTATAAGGATATACTTCTAATACACCGGCGGCTAATGCACTACCAGGATCAGCGCCTGAAGCTCCAACAAAACATTTTACGTCTGTACCAGTAGCTGGATCAATTACAACGATTGTCATGTTTTTAGTAATAACGTTTTGAACTAAAGTTCCAGCTGGCTCAGTACCACCTACAGGAATTGTAAGAGTTACTTTTGGTGCCGCAGATACGGCCGTTACATCGTTATAAGCAATGTGTAATCTATTTTGTTCAGACCAAACAACTTGGTCAGAAGACATTGGCATTTCAGCCCCTACCATACGTAAGAATCCAGAAAGAGTTCTGTTTCCATAACGCTCTACTTCCGCTTCGTAGATTTCTGGTAAATATTGTTGCGCAAAGTCATTAGTACCGTCTGTAAAATTCAGGTAGTTTGACTCTAAAGTCATTTGTTTTTGAGATGGAATTATAGATCCATACACCGGCGTTACATTTGCCATAATTTTAAATTTTAATTGTTAAACTTTTTTGTTTGTATTTTTAATTTTGTAGTATCAACGCCATTAATTGCTTTAACTTTAAATCCATTAATAAATCCGTCCCCTACAGGAGTAGTCCTTGGGGCCATATTTATATTGTTAGATTTAGCAACAACATCTTTAATTGCATCGGCTTTACCTTGCTCGTAAAAATGTCTTGCAATAGTATCAGCGTTTTCTGCGGCATACATAGCTTTGTGGTAACCTTTAACATCTACTACTTCGCCTTTATCATTTAAGAACTTCTTAACAAGGTTAGTAATGTTTGATTGTTTTTCAGCAACCGCTTCAGAATTTGAAACACCATATCTAAAATTTTTTTCACCTAAATTGAAATCAAAACCTTTGAAATCTTGAGTAAAAAACGTTTTTGTATCGTTTTTAAATTTTGAATGCTGAGCTTCTGCATTTTGTTGATCCTTATTGTAGCGATTAAAAAAGTCCATTGCTTTTTGTTGGTCTTGAGTAACACCAGGGCGAGCTTTTATTTCGTCATAGTATTGTTTTTTTAATCCCTCCAAATAGTTTTGAGCTTTTGCAACCTCTTCTTTAAATGCGAGTCTTTTTTTTCTGATGTCTCGCTCATCATCTATTTCTTCATCGTATTCAAAATTATCTTCAATTAAGAATTCGATCTCCTCATTATCTAAATGAGGTCTTGTTTTTTTATAGTATTCTTTTAATAATGCATCGCTATTCACATTTGAATAATCTGCATTTAATCTAACGTAGTCTTCTATAGTTCCCCCTGTTTCTTCAATAAAAGAAACTAACTTGTCTATGTTTTCAGGTAATTGCTTTCCTGTTTCAATCTGAGCTTGGATATGCGTTTCTAATTTCTTTTGCAGATCTTGCGTTTCTTCTTTTATATCTTGCTCTGATATTTCTTGAATAACATTCTCAAAGGGCTCTTCGTTTCTTTGTTCCACTGCTTGCAATTCCACTTCGGGCTGTTCTGTGCGTAACACGCTTTCTGTTGAGCTTTGTTCTTGAATGGCATCTTCGGGTTCTTTAGTAATTACTACTTTTGTTGGTTCTTCTGTTTTTGGAACCGTCAAATCAACTTTAATTGGATCATTTGCTTTTAAAGCTTTTAAATCAATTTTTGTAGGTTGATCTGTTTTAACTAATTTTTTAGGAGCGGATTTAGATGCTTTCATCTTAAATTCCCCTTCCTGTTTTACTTGTTCTGACATGATAAAATATTATATAATTGTTAATAAAAATTTATTTTGGTTCAAACTGGGCTAAATCAAACCCGCTCATATTATCAAAGCCGGCGGACTCAAAGTCTTTTGGCATTGTATTGTTTTGTCTTTGGTTGATTAATTCAGATTGTTGAGAAGCTCTTAACTTTTCTCTTTCATCTTTCCTATCTTCCATTTTATTTAATTTTTCTGTATTTGCTTGCGATTGAATTTGAGCAAGTTGCATATTATATTGGAATTCTAATTGCATTAATTGTTGTTTCAATCTAGCCTCTTGTTCCATTTTTTCTATTGCAAATTGATTTTTAGCTCGTTCAACTTGAATTTGAGTTTCAGATATTGCTTGTTGTTTTTGAACTTCTGACATTGCAGCTGATTCAGCGACTTGAGCATTTGCCTGTGCTTGAGCTTGTATATTGGCTTGTTGATTAGCCTGCTCCTGCATCATTTTCTTTTTACGCTTATATTTTAAGGCTTGATTTGCAAGCTTCAAATTATTAATTTCTCTTAAATCAATAGCGTCTTCTAAATCAATTCCGCCTGTTTGTAAAGCAACTTGAATGTTTTGTTCTAATTGTGCTTTTTCTTCATCGTCTGGCTCTACTTCTAAATAAATTCCAAAATCATGCAACTCTAAATTTTGCAGTTCTTTTAAAGTTTCTACATTATATATAGATATACTTTGAACTAAAGAGTTTGCTGTTAACGGGAATCTTAATGCATCCGCTACTATTTTAGAAATATTTTCACAAATTCTTAATGTTAAGAATAAACTTGAATCAAGTATATGTTTTGTAGCGGTATTTGATGAAGCCGCTGCCATTTTTTGCAGACCAACTAACATATCTCTATCCGGTACACTTCCGTCTCTTGCTTCATTCAATCCGGTAACATCTCTTATCATTTGTAAATAATATTGATAAGTTGCAATTAATGATTGTATTTTAGCATTACCTGATGAGGTTTGTAATTCTTGAATAGGCACTTTTCCTGGGTTCATACCACCGTCCTGAGACATTGATCTACCAACAATACTACCTGTTTGAAAATACATATTTAATGCCTCTGCAGGATTGTAATTAGTACCATTACCTAAATCAACTTCTGCTAATCCATCTACATCCACAAAAACTCCGTCAGGAACCATTTTGGCTAATACTTGTTGCAGTTTAAGGTGTGTCAATTGGATCATATCCGCAAAAGTTGTAATTCTTCCAACTAATGATTCTATACGTCCTCTATACATTCTAGGTGCTACAATAGCGTAATTCATTTCCACTTTTGTAGTATCGGCAGCTGGACGAGTCATGTTTTCACACAATTCCCATTTTAGCATTTTATTATGCCCTAATATTTTTGCACCTGAATATAATACCTCTATAGTTCTTGATACTACATCAAAATTATTACTTGGCGGAGGGTTAAAAAAATCGGTTTTTATTAAAGCTTTTTCTAAACCTTGCTCTGTTTGTTTTATTTTAAATACTTGATTAGAGTACGTTTTATATTCAAAATATAATACTTGAACGATATTTCCATCCTGATAAGTACCATTATAATTTCGTACATAACTTGTATTGCCTTGGTATTTTTCTATTTCTTTCATGTCTTCATAAGACAAATCTGGAAATTGTTTTTTTAATTCTTCTAAACTTACTGATTTAACTTCTCCAACATAATATAAATCATTAAAATTTGGATCTTCTGTATAAGAGTAAACAAGGTTAACGGGATCTACATAGTCTATTACAATACTATTTGCTGGATTCCAACTAGTTTTTGCTGCTGCAATACCTAATACTGTTAAATCGTAATTTAATCTTTTATTAATTAAGTCGTATTTATTGTTTGATAAAAAATTATTAATTAATTCTTCTTCAGCAATTTCTACGGCTTGTTTATAATTTAATTGCATGTGCAATCCTAATTGCTCATCATCTTCAGGCAATTTGCTAGGATCTACTGTTTTATATAAATCAGCCCCTAGTTTTGATTTAATTTCTGCAAGTAATTGTTTAGCTTGCATATCATCAGTAATTGCTTTAGTATATTTAGTTTTTTGATTAACTGAATATGGATCTTGAGCTATTGCTTTTATTTTATAATTTTTACTAGAAATACCATTAACAACAATATCAACAAATTTTGACACAACAGGGATTGGTTTCCAGTCTAAGTTTAAATAAGATAAGTCACCATTAATAGATAATTCATCTTTGTATTTTTGTACAGGTTGTTCACCTCTTGCATATAATCTTAATGTATGGTATTTTTGCCAACTAGTTCCCCATCTTCCACCAGGATTTCCGCCTCCGCCTAGTCCTGCAACACTTCCTGATCCTCCGTTTCCGTTGAACCATTCGTATTCAATTGCTTGTGCTACTTGCTTACCATACTCTAAACTTTGTTTTTCTTCATCCGGTACTACCTGACTTGGAAAAG